GTCAAGTATAAGGTGATAGCTACACGATGCTCAGGTGATCCAACCACTGCTGACGGCAATAGCACTGACAACCTAGCTCTTTTGCTCGATCTGACGGAAGGAATCTACTGTATACCCCGGGTCATAGGAGATGATAGCGTATTGATGATGGAGGAAAGCGATTATAATAACCATATGAAGCAACGGCTCAAATGGCTAGGAATTAGATACCCATGGAAAACCAAGCACGAGGTTGTATACCAATTCGAGCGTGTTGAGTTTTGCCAATCACGTCCAGTGAAGACTGTTAATGGGTGGCTCATGGTTAGAAAGCCCTATAGAATGTTGACTAGATCACTCACATGCGTCAACCAGAAAGTAACCACCGTTCCTCTTTTCTTGAGGTGGCTTACTGGTGTTGGCATGTCTGAAGTAGCATCTAATCCTGGGGTGCCTATCCATCAAGCTTTTGGCAATTGGGCCTCACAGGCAAGTGCAGCCAAACCCATCTTTGATGATCATTATGACAAGTGCTATCGGTGTTTGAGGGGAGTGTACTCGCATGACATCCCTTTAGCCACCAGATTATCATATGAGAAGGCTTTTGGCATACCTCCTTGGCTACAGTTAAAAGTCGAGCGCTACTTCCAACACTATCCTACTAGGATGGAAATTTTGACATCCCCACCACCATATGGAGATATGGTCGGTGTATGGACAGCCTAATTTTCGTGAAAAATTAAATATGCCTGAAACAGTAACAACAACTCAAACTCAAACTAAGCGGCGGAGGGCCAACAAAAAGAAACAACCTCCAGTTACCTCGCCGCCCAAGACTACTACGTCGAAGCTACAAAGCCGACAACGTAAACGTGCCCGACGACAGGAAGGACGATACATTGGTACTAGCATCGATATGCCGTACATCCATTGCCGCCTCAACTCTTGGGGCGGATCGGGTGCAATTGGTATACCTGACCAGTCCGATGTTAATCGCATCCTCGTCGATCATCGATACAATACTACTTTCGTTGTAGGATCTTCAGGACAGTTTGACATTACCATTCTGCCCGTGTTCCCTTACTCCATCTATGTGCAAATACCTGGCACAGACACAGGAGCGCTCATGAATACCGTTCCCTTGGCTCAAAACCGTGGAAACGCACTCGTGGCCTATACGACGCCAATTCCGGAATGGAGCAATATAGCCATCACTGTTAACAGCACTGGTGGCGTTGTTGACCATTTTGTGCCCTTGTTCGGGGCTGTGCGCGCTCGACTTGTGACTATGGCATTTCGCGTGATTTATACCGGTTCATCTGTGTCCAATTCTGGATACATCGTAGTTAATCGGGATAATTGGAGTTTTGGACCACCTGCACCCAATGGCATTGCCTTTTCTATCCTACCTTCCAACAGCGGAAGTAACTATGTGTACGGAGTCGGGCAGGTCATGATACGACCTCTCAACTACGTACCTAGCTTCAGTATCGTTAAAAAGGATGGCTACCAAGGTCGATTGGATCAGGGATGCTATGCATTGCTCAAGCATGCATCCCCAATCTATGAATGGCAGGAGGTTACTGACAATGTCACGTACCTCACCACTTCATCTCAAAATAACTATGCTTATGGAATGTCACTAGGCAGCACACCTCAGCCGAACAATATGGGAACAACAACCCCTCTATGTTTTGGTGACCCTGCCTGGTCAGCCGCTAGCATAGCTATAACAGGAGCGACGCCTGGCCAAACTTTTCTTGTGGAGATCATTTCATGCGTTGAGTATGAAGTTGACTCGTCTTCACAACTGGCACAACTCGGCACCCAACCCAAGGTTAACCTAAGATCCTTGGACATTGCAGCACAGCAAGCTCGGAAACAAACCGCGGCGGCATCACC